AACATCAGTAAGAACATCAGAGATATCTCTTAAAGTTCCACCAGAATCATCAATCTTGAATGCTGCATTCTTTCCATGTGTAAATGTTGGCATTTATCTTTCTCCTCTATATTTATTTCTGTGCAAAACTAACTGCTGCTGTTATGCTACCTGATCCACCAAAAGTTAGAACAGCTCTTGCATATCTTGCAGGATTAGTATCACTTGTTATTAATTCTGATGTTGTACCTGTTGCCTGAGTAAAAGTTATATAATCAGAAAAAGTTACATTATCAGCACTTGTTTGTATTTTAACATCTAAAGTTGGAGATCCACTACTTACAGTACAATGTAGCACTCCTGCACCACCATTAGTTCCTGCAGCTGCATAATCAACTCCTGTTTCATTAGATGAACTTGTTATAGCTGTTGGAGCTAATAAGCTCTTGCCATTATGTGCATCTCCATCAAATTGGAATGCTACTGCTACAGCAACAACTGAGCCAATGTCTGCTGATCTATCATAAGAAGTTTCAATGACATTACCAAACTCAGTTGGATTTCCTCTTGTGTAGCCAATAGGAGCTATTGAATAAGCACTACCTGAGCTACCTAGTTGAGATAAAAACTCTGCATCTGCATCTGGACTTGAACTCTCAAAATAACCTGAAAGAGTTACTGTTCCATCTTTTAAACCTGCTACATAAGTTTTAGAACTTGCTGTAAATGTTGAAGTTTCAGCTACATCAGCTGTTAAAGATACACTAGCATCTGTAAGTGTTGTAGATAGATTTGTATTATCTAATAGTACAACAGCATTTTTACCATGATTAAATGTTGGCATTTATTCCTCTTCCTCTTTAGCTATTTTACTATCAAATTTTACTGCTGCTTTATTCTTTATCAAACTTTTAGCAATCTTGTCTGGCACTTCACAGATTTCTCCTGCTTCACACCTTATTTCTTTACCATCCTTATCTGGATAGTTACTTCCAATTAATATTTTTATTTTCATTATGCTATTACCTCTATATTGAATGTTACACCAAGAAAGCTAGTTCCCTGTGTTACTTCATACTCTCCATAATCTGTTGCACTTATAACTCTAACAGACATAGCAGCACCACCCAAAGTAGGATCACTTTCTATTGCTGCTTTAACTGAGGTTGCCCCAGATGAAGCTAAGTAAGCATCTACACCATCTTGTGCAGTCTGTGCATCTACTCTTGATATATACACTACTACAGGTATCTCATAGGTATCTGAGCCTCTAGCCATTGTTGAATCATAGTTTAAACTGTTTAATGGAGCTACTAATGCTATAGGTGGCTCAATCCAATCTGGCACATACTCATAAGCAGTTAATCCTGATATTGTTTCTAAATTTGTTTTTAAACCATCTCTTATACCTGTTAAGGTAGCCATTATTTAACACTCCTAGCTATATCTCTTGCTATAGATTCTAGCATATCTTGTGCACCTGCTTTTATTTCTTTCTGCTTCTCATACACAACACCACCAATAAATGGTTTCATTTTTAAACCTCTCTTAGATATTGCCCTAGCAACTAAGAATGGATTTAATTTAGGTGTTCCTCTCTTAGCCCACTTAGCAAGACTAGATCCCTCTTTGTAAGGTGGAAAGAATGGCTTTGTTCTCTTTACAGGACTAAACCCTCTAAATATAGGCTTACCATGTATAAAAGGAGCTGTTTCACTACTAGATGCTAATTTAAAGCCCTCAGACATTCTAAGCCTGTTAGTGTTACCTAATTTAGCAGTAAAGACACTTCTTCTAGTATTACCTGTGTTTTTATTGCCTCTACCTGCTTGTGATCTAGGAGATGGCTGATTTTCTAAAGCATTAAGAGAATCCTCTTTTAATTCTAGTGCAAGTTTATTAAAGAAATCATTACTTCTTTTATTCCAGATAGTTTGTGAATTGATTGCCTTAGATAAGTCTAAAGCTCCATTTAGAGTTAGTTTCATACACCATAGAGCCTATTGTTGTTTATTGCTGTTAAGCCAACATAAGGTCTACCTGATGCAAGAGTAATTGTTGAATTTTTAAATCTTTTACATAAAGTTTTTACATCTGGATCAAGCTCAGAAAGAAATATAATTGGAGCTTGTCCTGTTTCTGGATTACCACTAAAGCCCATTGGACTGTTTTTTCTCTGCCAAAATCTAGCAGCTTGTATAAGTGCAGCTTGTGTTATTGCTTCTGGAATATAGCTTCCTGTATTGTGTTGTGTAGGAAAGCCAAATTTAGCAGTAATCTTTAAGCCTTTAGGATGGCTAGTTGGTAGTATTTTACCACCATTCTCTATAGCCATAACTATTTTATTAAAAGGCATTGTTGGTGTTAGTTTATCTGAGTTAAGTGGATATAAATAATAATCTGTGTCTAAAACTAGAGTCTGGTCATCTGTGCCATCTTTATTAAGTGTTGTTACTACTAAGCCTGTTGTTGTAGCAATATCATCAACAAAAGCATAATCCATAAACTCACAGTCATAATATCTAGTTTCTACTGTTTCACTTTGTATAAACTCTCTTCCTACAAAGTCATCAATGGCTCTACAAGCAGCATCAATAGCAATATCAATGTTTGCATCTTGTCCTGTACCTGAGATACCAAGCCAAGTTTTTACATCATCTTTATCTACATACTGTGTATGAGCCATTTAAATTACTTATCCTCTGATGGCTTTACAGCCTTATTTTCTACTTTCTTTTTAGTAGCTTTTTTCTTAAAACTTACATCAGGAATTAGATCTCCTAAACCTGCAACAAGTGTTCCTTTTTCAAAAGGACATTCAGCTCCCTGTGCAAAATTACCAGAGCTTTTATCTTTCCAGACTTTATCTTGTAGTTTTTCTACATATTTCATATTTTTATCTTTCTCCTCATGGAAAGCAGAGCCTACTATTTCATTAGTTAAAACAAATTTCAACTCTGCTTTTTGATCCATTATTTACTTATTATTCAACATCTGCAATAGATGTGAAAGCTTGTGGCTTATACACAGCTAAAGCATATCTTAAAGAAGCTTTTACTGTAAGGATGTCTTTACCAAAATCCCCATCTTTAGCTGAGTCAGAAATCTGTAATTCCATTCCTCTTCTAAATACATGGTTAACTGCTAAAGAGCCTCCAAATTTACCCACTAAAACATCAATTGATGAAGATACTGCTCCACCAATTTGTGATGATTTAACTACAGGTAGTCCCCAAATAGTTGGAGATCCTGAAAATGCTGATGCACCAAGCATGAAGTTGTTGTTTCCATCAACTTGCCCTGCAAGTGCTTCATAAGCAGCAGGACTCATAACTATAGCATCTGGAGCTAACTTACCATTAGTTTCAACATCTTTGATACCCTCAAGAATAGTTCTTAATTTACCACCTACAGTTGCAGGATATGATCCTGCTGAGTAAGTTAGTGCATTAATCCCTGATTGATTAAGGATTCCTTTAATGTTAGGTGCAATTCCATCTCCTCCAATTACTTGAAGTTCTAGTCTTTGCATAACATGGTTAGCTAATCTTCCATCAAAATATGCTCTTGCTCCTGCTTGATCTTCAAGCAACTCACTTGTTATAGGTAAAGTTGTGATGAATTTTCTAACAGGTGCTGTTACAGCTGTATAGCTGAAAGCATCTTCTCCTGCAGCTGCTGCCTCAGCAGTTTCTGCAGCATTATTTGTTGCAGTTTCTTGCAAGAAATAATATGTTGTTTGATCTGTATTGATTGTGTCAATTAAATCAAGAACAGGATTAGGATTTGGCTCTATAGCAGGTATTACTTGCTGATAGACTGTATCTCTAGTCCAAACTGATGTTGTTACATTAGTTTTAGCTTCAAAAGGTATGTTCTTAATTCCAGAATCAACAAAAGACTTGTAAGCATTAGAATCTATGAATTGTTGTCCAAGAGATTTTGCTTCTTCTACTTCTGGCTCTCCATAAACAGGCATTCCAGAAACTTTTTTAGAAGCTTCCATCATTTCAGAATTTTGGGATTTCATTCCCTCTAAGTCTTGAAGTTCAGTAATTGAATCTCCAAGATCAGCTAATTCTTGATTTCTTCTCTTGATTTCTTCTTTTTGATCAGAAGAAAGCTCAGACATATCTTTCACAGAATCAAATACTTTAGCAAGATCTTCTGATTTTTGAGCTTTTTGAGCTCTTAGTTCTTTTAATGTTGCCATTGTTTCCTTTTCTATTAATTATTTTCCATTAAGTTCTTTTGAACTTCTAGGAATAACTCATCATCTTTAACAGGATCATAGCCATAACCTGCAAGAGCATCATCCAACCTATTATAGATTGAACTCACACCCTGTAGATATTTAGCTACAAGCTCTGTAGATTTTGAGCTAAGTGTCTTTTTTTCAGAGTTTCTTAGAAGAGCTAGATCCTCTATTCTCTCTGTAAATGCCTTTAACTCCTCAAGAGAAGTAACAGCATGATCTCCAAGCCTCATACCCTGTTGGGATGATTTACTGACACTTGCATCAGTTTCACTTGAAATATTTAAATCTTTTTCTTTGGCACACTTGCCATCTTTGTCATAAGTACATTTTCCATACTTAGACTCTTCCTCATCTTGTTTGACTTCCTCAAACTCAGTATCCACATCATCAAAAGTTTGTAATCCTGATTTAAGAGCTTGAACAAAGCTGTTCTGTTGTGCTCCTACAAGTACAGGAGAAACTTCCCAGACTTTTACATCCTCTAAGACTCTTACAGGAACTTCCTCTCCTTTAGAGTCAATGTGTGTTCCTTTAGTTGATTTCATTACTTGAAAGCCATAACTAAATTGTTGCATATCTTGCATTGCCTTAACAGTTTCATAGGCTTCTTTTCCTGCTTCTGTATTAAGGAAATAACCTTTAAACACAGCTTTTTGATTATCTGTTTCTATGATGCCTCTGCCAATAACTTTACTCCAATCATGATTCCACACTAAAGGAACTTTGTTCCCTGTGTAGCCTGATCTAAGTGCATTGGCTTTAGTTACATCATTATCACTATCTATAGTGTCAAATAATGAAAAAACTGCCTCTATGTATCTAGTATCTCCATCTTCTTTTAGCTCAATAGGAGCATTCTTAAAAGATAGGTCATCTGGTCTTTTTAACTCTTCATTCATCTATTACCTCAATATATGCTTCTGTACACCTGCAATTCACAGTTAAAGCTGCAGGAGCTTTAGGATCTGCAGGAAAATCTAACTTCACTCCATTATACAGATAAAAGCTATCTGCAGGAACTCTTTGATTATCTAATATAAAATGTGCCTCTCTTACAACACCATCTCTTCTTGATACCCACTCTTTCTCTAAAGTTTTACCTGTTGACTTAGCAGCTCTTTGCTGACTCCAAGAACTAGCCTTAACAACCTCTGTTCTTGCAATGGTCTTAGCTCTGTTAAGAGATTGTCCACCTAAAACTGTATTAATGTTCTTAGATAATTCTTTAAAGAACTTATCTCCCTCTGGTGTACCTGCAACAGGATTAACTATGCCTAGATCCTCAAATTCTTTTAATGCCTTAGCAACTATGGTAGATACTCTTTTTTTTGTAGTCTTGTTTAAATCATTCATAATAGATTTAGCATTCTCTTGTAAGAAACTTGCTGATTGTCCATCTTGAAATACTGTACCAACAGCAGCAGGGACATTCCTCTGCCCTCTGTAGAAGCCATTTTCAACAATCTTTTTAAGTGTTCTACCTGCAGGAAGTAACTCAGCTAATGTATCAAATACTGTTCTTATAGCTTGTTCCTCTGTAATAGTTACCCCTAAATCAACAGGATCTGCTGCCTTAAAAGCATCATTCTTAGGAAAGAGATTATCATAAGTTCTAACTGAAAAATCATCTGTTAGTGAATAGAACAATGGTAATAACTCTTTATCAAACTTAGTATCTTCAATAACTATATCTATATTTGTTTCCATAGCATCTAGTGTTGAACTACCTGCAATAGCTTTAGAGATTGCTCTTCTTTGCCTGTTAAGTTCTTTAGCATATACAGTTTGGAATGTATCTTCCCATTGTTGCCTGAGGCTATCTATAGATTTCCAATATGCAGCTTTCTCTCCATCTGTTTGCATAGCTTTTACAGTAGGTAAACCAATATATTTAGTTGTTGGCTCTTCCCAACCATAGAGATCAAACTTCTCTGATTTCTCTTCTTTAACCTTTTCAGCTTCTTTGTTAGCCCAATTATAAGCCCTCATCTTGTTGCTCTTAGAGATATCTCCACCCCATAACAACCAAGCTACTTGCCCTTTAGTTGGATTCTCTTTATCTCCTGAAAGATAAGCATTAGCATCCTCAGAGTCTAAATCTCCCTCATGCCTACTAAACCAAGCTGCCATTCTAACTACTTTACTATCTGAGATAGTGCCATTAGCCATAGCCCTAGCCTCTCTCTTTGTTTTATCAGTTAAGCCATCTCCTGCAAACTCAAGTAGATCTAAACCTCTTTGTGCATTTTTCTGTATGTAAGTTGGAACATTATCTACCTTAGTTTCTATAGATTTCTCTTCATTTTCTTCATCTTTTTCTAGCCAAGAGGTATGCACTCTTTCTCCATCTGAGGTTATAATATGAGCATCCTTACCCTTTTCCTCAACAGTATCATCTGATGCAAACTCTGTACCACCATGATACATAACTACTTCTGATCCATCTGTTGGTACTTCTGCAACAGTCATATTTCTTACAAAGTAATCTCCATTTTCTAAAGCAGGTAGCTGATTAGCTTGTCTTGCTTCATTAACTGTTATAAACCCTGCATTGTAACCCTGTACAATTCTTGCCATTGTTGCATCTTCATCCTGACTTAAAGCCCTAACATCAGATAAATCATACTTAAAGCAGTAAGCAGGATTAGTTTCAAAATCCTCTAATAAAAGTTGTTTAGTGAACTCATTAGCAAAGTGATTCCACATAGGAATTAACTTCTGTTCAGTAAAAAACTCTCTTAATTCTTTTACATTAGAATATGTTGCTCTCTCTAGTCCTGCACCTAGTCCTGCTAATATTGCAGGAACACCAAGAACAGCAGATATTCTCTCTTCATTAATATATCTAAGTTTTCCTAGTTCTAAATCTTTAGGAGTAAAAGAAAGTGTTTGTATATCAACTTCTCCACCAGAAATAACTAATGGTCTACCTCTGTTCTCTCCACCAAATCTTCTACCAAATACCTCAGCTATATTCTCTGCCTCATCACTTGTCATTGATAAATCATTCTTTGGACTAATGACAACACTAGGCACACCTGTATTTTTAACTAAAGCAGCTCCCATCTGTGAAGCAGCAGCATCTCCTAAAATCTCAACCATAACTGATCTAAGTGGAGCTAATCCTCTTCTGTGATTTCTAGGATCTATTCTTTCTCTAAGAT